AAAGACATAAAAGTTAATAATCTAGAAATTCCATCTAGTTATAATTTTATAGATATTACCGCTTTACAACCTGTTATTGACCAAAATACAGTCGGTCTTAAAAATAGAACCTATAGAATAGCGTCTTCCGGTGGGCTAATATCTAGCTTTACTAACTATAATCTTAGCTTTAGAACACAAGATAGTAATACTTCTAATTTCTCAGGAACACTTTTTCAATCGCTTCCTTATAGTATTAAAAAGAAGGTGGTTGACAACTCTGGAAATGTAATTATTAAAGAAGGTAAAGATATACTTGTCTATCATTACCGAAAAGATCACTGGGATACTTGGGCCCGTCCAATTATTCTCTCAATAGCAGAACCATTAATAATGTTAAAGAAAATGCACCTTGCAGACATGTCTGCTTTAGATGGTGTTATTTCTAATGTCAGGCTCTGGAGAATTGGATACATAGATCAAACAAATGTACTAAACTCTATCATTCCATCTGCGGATATGTTAACACTGTTCTCTAATATGCTTAGAAACAATATAGCTGGGGGAGTTTTAGACATAGTCTGGGGCCCAGATCTAGACTTTAAAGAATCCAGCAGTAACGCTCACCAGTTTCTTTTCCCAGAAAAATACACGCAGCTTATGTCTGAGATATATGACGGATTGGGAATAAACCCCTCTCTTGCTGGCGGGGCTAATGGGGGAAATAGTGGGTTGACTAACAATGCTATATCCATGAAGGTACTTGTGGAAAGATTGGCTTACGTTAGAAATAAGCTTATCCATTTTTGGAATGGTCAGGCTGATATAGTTCAAAAAGCAATGGGATTTCCTTCTGCCGCCAGAGTAGAGTTTGATGACGCTATATTCTCTGATGAAATTGCTTACAAAAAACTTCTTGTCGATATTTATGACAGAAATATAATCAGTGCAGAATCTGTGAGAGAAGAATTTAATCTAGTGGATAGAATTGAGTCTAGTCGAGTTAATAGAGAAGTAAAGAAAAGAGAAAAGGGGACAGTCCCAGCTAAATCTGGACAATTTCACGATCCAATGATTAAAGATAAGCTCAAGAGTGATCTTATTAAAACTGGAAATCTAGATGGTGATCATATGGATGTGGACGTAAATAAAGACGAGGTTTACTCTAAGAATCCGGGAGGAAGGCCGACTGGAGCTAAAGACACTGGAAAGAGAGCTACGAAACAAGGTGTTACCAAAAAGGTAGTTGCCTCCTCTTTCATAGAAACTCATGTTTGGGCTAGAGAATCACTTGATAAGATTTCTAGTATAATTGGAGATTCGTACTTACAGGAAAAAGCTAAAGCAAACTTTAGACAGCTTAGTGATGATGAATCAAATGAGTTTGAAGATCTTAAGCTTTCTGTTCTCATGGGAATAGAGCCATTCAGTCCAGTTGAAATAAATACAGTTAGTGCCTCTATATCTAATATTAAATCCACACATCAAGAACGAGTAATAAGAGATACATTATTAATGGAATTATCAGGTAAAATAAAGAGAATTTTAACAATTGATGACAAGCGAATAGCCTCTGCAGCAGCGTACGCTATATCTAAAATATCTGAAAACAACGATGAAAATTAGAAAAATAAACTAATTTAGAGAAGTATATTATAGAATGTTAATAAAAGCTTATCAAACCGAAATACTCGACGGATTAGAAAACAAACTAGAGAACAACACAGTTGCTTTTACTAGTTGTATAACGAAATCTATCGAACCAACAACAGAGACAATTAAAATAGTTGCCTCATTTGATAACTCACGTAATTTTGACTTGTACTACATTCAATCTATTTTGGCTAGCATAGGCCCTAATAAGAATGATGATTGGTTTTTACCAGAAGAGATGTGGGGAGCTAGACTAACCCCAGTTCATAAACAGTTAAATTACATGCATGATGAGAAAAATATTATTGGTGTAATTACTGATAGTATTACTCTTGATGCAAATGGTTCTACAATACTTGAAGAGTCCGCAAACGGGCAAGTTAAAGATATAGCTACTCAGGCAGTTATTTGGACAAATTGGGATGACCAAGTTGTTTCTGATAATGTTCAAAAGATTATAGCATCTATAGAAAAAGACGAACTATATGTCTCTATGGAAGCTTTATTCAAAAACTTTGATTACATGTTAGTAAATGGCAATGAAACAAAAATTGTTGCCCGAAACGAACAGACGTCTTTTTTAACTAAGCACCTCAGGTGTTATGGATCTAAAACCGGAGAATTTGATGGTTATAGAGTTTATAGAGTTTTAAGAGATTTTACTTTTAGTGGAAAGGGCATAGTAGACGATCCAGCTAATCCACGATCAAAAATGATTAATAATATTTTCGAAGTTAATAAAATAATTTCTACCAAAGCGGAGAACATAATGGAAAGTGATAAAATTGAAAAAGAAATAGCTGAATTAAAATCAGCACTTGTGGAGGCAAATAAAACTATTGCGTCCATTAAATCTGAAGAAGCAGCTAAGGTTGTAGCAGAAGTTGAAAATCTTAAAGCCCAAGTTACAGCTCTTAAAACCTTGGCTGAAGAAACTCAGAACAAGATGGACGAGGTAAAGGCTGAAAAAGATCAAGAAATTGATAAAATGAAGACTGAATGTGCGGTTAAGGTTGAAGAAGCCGAAGCCGAACTAAATAAAGTAAAGAGTGAAAAGATTGTTGCCGAACGAGTTGCTAAGCTTGTAGCTGCTAATCTAACTGAAGAAAAAGCAAAAGATGTTGTTAAAACCTTCGCATCTGTTTCTGATGAGCTCTTTAAAGAAGTCTCTGACCTTTACACAAAGTCTAATGCTAGTGTAAAAACAGAAACGGTAATTACTACGACCGTAGCGGACGCTGTTGAAACTGCAACAGCATCCAATAATGTAGAAAACGTTGAAGCAGAAGTAAAAGTGGAACAAAACCTACTTGATCTTTCTAAGGCTATCGCAAACAAATTGAACATAACTAAAGATAAGGGAGATAAATAATATGGCTATTCGAGGTCACCAAGTAGTTGATCCATACTCATACGATCTGTCATGCACAATGAACAGCGTTGGTGAGTATGGCGGGTGTGTTGTTCTTACGACTGGCACTTTTACTGCTGGAATGGATAATTCTAGTAAAACTGTAGACTATGCTTTAACAGCATCTGGTCGTAAACCAATGGGTGTATTGATGCACACCGTTGAGAATTATGACGTTTCAAGAGTTCCTACGAACTACCAAAACGCCAACCTAGTTCCACTTAATAGTAAGGTTACTCTTGTTCGTAAGTTCAGGGGTAAAGTAAATAACCTGCATCCTGCAACAACTGGAGCAGTTACTCCGGGTGCTACGATGTACGTTGGACCAAGTGGTAATTATACCACACTTAGCACTAGTGGCTACCCATCTGTAGGCAGGTTTGAATCTGCTGTTGATACTGATGGATTCTGTGAAATATCTGTTAATATCGACTAATCTAACCTAAATACGGAGTATAAATTATATGAACCTTGACCTTTCCGATAAATCAACTGAGGTATTAAAAGCTACAGCTTCAGTTGACCCAGTAATTAGAGCAAAAGCTATAACTGATTTTTTCAGTGCTATTCAGCTACCAGTACGATCCGCTATCTTTGATGGCGATAATACCAGCAATATATTTAACGTAACGCAGCTGGCTCCCGGAGTTTCTCCTGAAATTCCAACAGACGTAATTGCTCCCGGCCAAGAAGGCGACTATCGAGCATTTACAAACCCCGGCAAGGGATATATTCCTGCTGTGATGAGCTCTGGTGATAAGTTCACACTTGCAACGATTGGTGATGCCAACGCTGTTGAGTGGGATCTTGAGCATGCTCGTAATGCACGATGGGATATCATCGGTCGTTATATGGAAGCTCTTATCGCTGGTTTCACCAAGAAGCAAAACGATAACTGCTGGCATACAATTCTGGCCGCCGTTGCTGATAGAGGCTTGACCATCTATGACGCAGCTGCTCCAGTTGGAATGTTTACGAAGAAATTGTTCTCTCTGGCTCGTTGTAATATGGCCCGAGGCGGTGGCGGTAATACAACGTCCATCAAGAAAAGCAAGATGACTGATGTTTATATGAGCTGTGAAGGTATCGAAGAAATCCTTAATTGGGATCTAACTCAAGTACCTGATTCAGTTCGTTCTCAGCTCTACAGTATGAGCGGCAAAGACAATACTACGCTTGATATCTTGGGGGTAAAACTTCATGAACTTCGTGAGCTTGGTGTTGGTCAGGAGTATCAGAACTATTACGTTAATACTCTTGGTGGCGCATTGGTTCCAATAATTGGCTCTACTCACGTAGCTGCTGACATTGAACTTGGTATTGCTTTGGATCTATCTACTCGTGATTCATTCATAATGCTTGAAACACAAGCCCTACAACTCTTTGAAGATGGTCGCGAAGGCTCTCCTCTTCATAGAAGTCAGAAGGGTGGAGTTTATGGATGGAGGCGTTATGGGGTGGGAGTACTTGATTCAAGACGCTGCGCCGCCTTATCATATTGATCCTTGTTGATAAGTATAAGCTATTTGATTGTACATCTTACGTAGTATTTTGATAAAAAGACTTGGGGCGTGTGGTAAGTGATTATTCCGCCCCTTTTCTTATTTTTGTAAAATTTTTGATACGTTTTCTAGAAAATTCACCTAAAAAAGAGAAGTACTCTATAGGTGGAGACGATATAGTATAAAATAGAAAACATATAAAAATCGCTTCGCTCTGATAACTGCATGGGCCCTTCGGACAAATGTACTTAAAAGAAAGAAGTGAAATGGATCAGAAAACTATGGAATTTGTAGCATCAGCTAAGTCAGTTCATGGTAATAGTTACAATTACTCAAAAGTTGTTTACAAAAACAGCAAAACTAAAGTAGAGATTTATTGCCCGAAACATGATTTAGTCTTTTATCAAACTCCGGGTAATCATATTAATAAGAAGTGTAGGTGTCCTAAGTGTGGTAGAGAGTCTGGAGCTAAATTACAAACAAAAGATGTAAACTCCTTTATAGAAGACGCTAAAGCACTACACTGCGATACGTATGATTATTCTAAAAGTGTTTACGTAAATAAGTACACAGATTTAATTATAACATGTCCAACACATGGGGATTTTACCCAAACACCATCTGCACATCTTAGAAATGGATCACCTTGCGGATGTCCTCAATGTGGTTTTGTTAAGATTGGAGATAGAAGTAGATCAACTACTGAAGATTTTATTAAAAAATCTAAAGAAATGTATGGTAATAAATTTAATTATTCTAAAACTGTCTACACGATAGATAAATCACCAGTAATAATACATTGTAATGATTGTAATGTGGATTTTAAAGTAATTGCTGCAAATCACCTACGTAGGGCTGGTGGGTGTAAATGTTGTATAAGCATTGGTGAGAAAAATATTAGATTATTTCTCGAAAAGAACAATATATCATTTGAACAACAAAAACCTTTTGATGGATGTAAACTCCAAAGATCTTTAAAGTTTGATTTTTACTTGCCGGACTTTAATACCTGTATAGAATTTCAAGGTAGTCACCATTACTATCCTGAAAATTTTTTTGGTGGAGAAGAAGGTTTTAAAATTACTCAAAACAGAGATAAAATCAAATCAGATTACTGTTCCATTAATAATATAAAACTAATTTACCTTACTAAAGATTCCGACATAAATAAAACTTTAGATTTCTTATGTTCAAAATAGCCCATATAGCAAAAGGTTTCGTAGATGGAACATGTTCATAAAGCTGTTGAAACAATAAGTAGATCTAACTTACAATACTGGATTAATGGAGGCGGTAGTTGGAGCGATAGAATAACTTATACTTCCAGTGATATGTTGCTCATGTTTTGTAGTACGTCTATTTGTTTGATAATGTTATGCATGTATGTATTTTATTCTTTTCAGGTTTACACATTTTCTAAGATTGTAAAAGAAAAACATTATATAAAGCACCATAAATATTTATGTGCTGCATTTTTAATATGTGGATTTATTCATTTTCTTAATACAGTTGTGGCTTGGTTTGTCCCACTCTATTGGTTTTCCATATCACTAATGTTAATTAACAGCATTGTGATGTATAAGTTAATATTGTCAAAGTCTCATTTATTATCTATGCAAAATTATATAAATGGGGAAATTGCTGTTGAAAAGATCAACCACACTTTAGATTTAATAAGAAGTAAAGATTCAGAAAATATTAATGATATACTGACTAGGATAGAGGGTATAATTAAAAGATGAGTTTAAATATAGACCCATTATTTTTTAAATTACTTTGTGAGGATGCAGACCTTCCTTTCGCCGCAGTAGACGATGAATCTAAGTTTGTTTGGTTGAATGGGGCTTTTGAGAGGTTAGTTGGATACTCGATATTAGAGCTAATAGGTAAGTCTTGGATGTCAATAACGGTAAACGAGGATGTTGGGGCGGATTTAGCAAGCGTTAAGTCAGTAATTGACGGGAAAATACAATCTTATAGGATGGAAAAGAATTATATTCATAAAAGGGGACATAGGGTTCCGGTTGAGTTAACAGTTAGAAGATTTCCAATTGCTATGCACGAACCATTAATACTTTTTAGAGTAGAGGCTTGCCCAGCTAGAGCTACTCGCCCAGAACTTGAAGCTGTTCATGATGAATTGCTTCAGGAAATAATAAACTTGAAAAAGAGAATAGAAACTAATGAAATTATAGACAAGGATAGAATTAAAATAATTAATGGGGATCAGTGGAGTAATGGCGATAAAAGCGGAAGAGATAAAATAACTAATAGTGATACGGCTATTCGATATTTAATTATCGCAGTTGTGATATTTTCAGTAGTAATTTCTTGGTTAATTTATGATTTATCTGTTGTAAAATCTGGGGCCACTCCTAAAAAGCCCGATATACAAATTCCAATTAAAGGCTTAATAGAATGAATACAAGTGGATTATATAATCCCAGTGGTCTAGATAGAGTGTCTTCAGTGACTAGTAAAGACCATGCTGTTTATGTTGTAAATAGGTATAGTCGGCCTTCAGCCGCTTTAACCAATCGCAATATTACTGGGCAGACTCTATATAAGACTATAGCATCCACTGGGGGACTTACTGCTCTGGTGAGTGGCGTGTCAGATGCCCAATTAGAGGTTTTAAGTTACAATGTCTCTTCTAGCGGGGTTAACGCTGTAAGCTTCCTTTCTGGAACCGGTACTCTTCTTGAGACCACTTACTTAGCTGTAAATTCTTCGGCTGATGGCGGGCCATTTAAAGCTGCTATCGCAGATTCACTTTATGTCTCTTCTTCTGGTCCAGTCGCTGGATCTATTGCGTATCGATTGGTTTAAAATGTCAGATCCAATATACGATACTTTAACTTTTGTAAGAGTATTAATAGATGATGTAGAGTCCCCGTATGAGTATTCTGATGACAGACTTATTACTCTTATAATGGTTGCTTCTAATTATGTAAACATGGACACTTCTTCTTCTTACACTATAAACTTGTGTGGGCAGACTATATCTCCTACACCAGATGCTAATTTTATAAACCTAACCGCCCTCAAGGCGGCCTGCATGCTACTTCGTAGTAATCATACTAGCTGGGCAAGAAATGATTTTAGAGTTAGTGATGGACCAACAACCGTAGATCTAAAGGGTATAGCAGATAAAACTAAGGTTGCGGCGGATTCAATTTGTAATTTGTATGAAAAAGCAAAATTAGATCAAATTATGGGCAGAAGTATTTCTGGCTATATTATATCAACCCCTAGTTCGCAAGACTATTAAAGTATAATCAAGGTATTAAATGAGACCGGAAAATGAGCGTGAACTGATTGAATTACACCGGACAGAGACGCCGTAAGGAAAATAGATGGACATTTTCGGAATAATCTGGAAGCGAATCAGAAACCTCACAGGTCCAACACTGCTCGGTAGACTCACGTCAGGCGTTGGACCGGCGGAGCAGTTGAGCGATTCAGACGTACGGTCGTTTTTGGACGTGTACGATACATTTACGCTCGATACTGCATTAAATGACAAAGCAGCGACAAGTCATACCCACACGGCTTCGGGGATTACTGATTTTGACACGGCAGTGGCTGCCACACACTACGGAAGGTACAACGTACGTGATTACGGCGCTGTTGGTGACGGCACAACCGATGACACCATATCGTTGCAGGCGACGATCAATGCCGCAAATGCTGCTGGTGGTGGCGTAGTATTTATTCCGAAAGGAACGTACCTAACGACTGGTATAATCGTTAGTAGTAATAACATCAAAATTGAGGGACAGGGTCGCACTAGCATAATCAAGCACTCGACGACGACTATCGCACTCATGATTACGACATGCTCTGGAATCACTCTTTCAGATTTTGCAGTTGTCTGCACTGGCGGAAGCGGGACACAATCAGCAATCTATTGCAATGTACTTACTAATTCGATCATCAACAGACTGTACATTGATTCGCCGGGCTACGATGGGATACAGCTTTTGTCGAACTGCGTCGGTGTAACAGTGACCGATAACGTAGTGATTGGCTGTGGAGATGATGGAATCAATATAGGTGCTCAGCCGAGTAACCCAACCCGCAATTGCACTGTCTCTAATAATACGATTGCGAATTGCGGTAGTGACGGCATCCATTTCTCGGAGGATTCCGAGGACAACGCAGCCGTAGGAAATACGATCCGAGATTGCAATGGAGGCATCAGCCTTTATAAATGCCGTCGTGTATTGATTGCCGGAAATGCAATCGACAATTGCACCACCTACGGAATTTTAACCCCAGGTAGTGGCAATACTAATTTCACAATCGCCGGGAACATGATAAACGGAGGAACTCGCGGAATAGATATTCGAAACGCCTCCGTGAATTACGCGATCACCGGTAATATCATAGTTGCACCTGCAAACTATGGGATTGTAATCAGCGAGTACGCTCAATTATCCGTCAATGGAATTATCGATAATAATATAATCTCCGGAGGCTGTAGCGTAGCAGGGATTCTTGTCAGTGGATCGTCGGACGTAAACGTAAACAATAATACGATCTCTGGAGTGTCGGCTCTAGGTGTGAGCGTAGCTGCCGGAGGTACGTTGTATTGCCTGCGAATTAAAATTGACGGAAATCGGATTGCTTCGGCTGGGCGATGCTTCGAGTTACTTGAGTCATCGGCTACTCAGCATATCAGCGTCACGAACAACGTTTTGAGTACGACATCGGCACGCGGAATTTTTTACTCTGGCGGAGCGTATTTTAGCATTTGCGGCAATCGCGTCATCGGTGCTAGCGACATTGGAATAGTAATCACAGCTAGTTCATCAAGATCAGGATTTGGAGTTGTCACCAATAACTTAATAATTGGCGGATGCACTACAGCAGGGCTGTACTTCAACAATCATGATGATGTTCAGTCCGCCAATAACACGATCACAGGGGTCTCAGGTGCGCCGACTCTAATAGTCTCGGGTGCGAGGGTCGGAAATGCGATTGGTACACCAATTAGTGGGGTGCTTACTAATTGCACCGGGCTTCCAGTTACCGGAATCGTCGCATCAACAAGTGCAGCAATTGGTGTTGGCTCAGTTGAGCTAGGGCACGCTAGTGACACAACTCTAACAAGAGTGTCGGCGGGCGTGGTAGCTGTTGAGGGTGTGAGGGTAGTTACCGCGTCCACTACAGTTGCTACCGCAACAACCAGTGGGTTAACACTAAAGACTTCCGACGATAATGTCGCCAATCCATTACTTAAAGTTCTATCAAGTGCGAATGCACTCATCGCAAGTATTGGAGCAACGGGAATAGGGGTACTCGCCAGCTTATCATTTCCAATAGTTGGTGGCGGTATCACGTATAAGTCCGGCACAGGTCAGCGGGCAGGCAACGCGACCTTAATTGCTGGCGCGGTCACGGTCACAAATACGTCAATTACCGCCAACAGCGTGATAACCATGACACGCAAAACAGCTGGCGGAACGCTCGGAAATCTAACCTATACGCTGTCCGCCGGAGCATCGTTCACAATAAATTCGGACAGTGTCCTGGACACGTCAACTGTGTCATATTTAATAGTTGAGGTAGTCTAATGAGTGAAGTCATAAAAGTACGAATGCCAGCCGAAAAAGACGACGCTGGAACCTACACAGCCTTCCTGCGGTCACGTACTGCCGGGTTGCTGCTGAATTCCGGAGGTGATGCTCTTGTTCGCGTAGAGAATCCGCCGGGCACATACACACAGCTGAGAGAGTTCACGCTGGCAGAGACTCGCAGCGGTGACTATGACGTGATGATCTATTCCGGAACGGATGAAGACGACGATTTCTTGCTGTATAGGATAACGCTGGTGGCAGGGCAGTCGGTTGCAGGAGATGTCGCATCACCAGCTACAGCGGTAGCATCAGGAACGGCGCAGAGCGGTAGTAGTATAGGCATCACGATAGGAGCCGATAGTTCAGCCGTGACGGGGTTTTACCGTCGAAGTCGAATCACGCTAATTTCTGGGACAGGGGCAGGGCAGTCAAGAATTATAAACGACTATGACGGGACGACGAAATTCGTGACAGTGTACCCGATGTGGCTGACATCGCCAGACGACACAACAGGTTACCAGATTGACGGGGACTATGCACCGGTCGTAAACACGGATGGCGAAATGGCGACGTATCGCATAAGCGAAAACGCAATATCAAGCGTATCGGTATCTGATGGCGCGGTCACAAAGATTCAGGTGGGGCTTGCAACATCAACAGCACTAGCAGCCGCTCAGGCAGATTTGGATATCATCACAGGTGCGGATGGAGTCAAGTTGCTGTCAGGCACTCAGGCGAGCATTGACGAGATTAAGACTAACACAAATGAATTACAAACCAATCAGGGCGATTGGGCAACAGCCACTGGTTTTAGCACATTTGATCCAACAGTAGATACAGTTAAGGTGGGCGAGGTAAACGCAGCAGCGGTAGAAGATATTTTTTCTACCTATACCCTTGTTGAGTCTTACGCTGCTGTTAATACAATTGGGACCCCAGCACAACTACTCTACTTTATACAGCAGGTGTTTTCTGAATTTACTATTAGTGGTACCACAATTTCTATTAAGGCCCTAAGTGGGTCAGATGAGATTGCCACCTTCACTATGGATGATGCCACTACCCCTACCTTAAGAGGGCGGACTACATAATGTCCTCAAGTCCAATTATAACTTATGGATTTGGTATTTATGGATCTGTTAATTCGGTAGTAACATACGGTTTTACATCCTTTGCTATTATAACAACCCCCGTTGTTGACTATTTAGTTTTTCTTAACATCAATAGAAGTAATACATTCACTCTTAACATAAATACATTCATTCAATTTACTAGCAATATAAATATGTCTCTTCATTTTATTACGGATGTATAAGGAGTTATAGCTTGTCTGAAACAACAAAATTAAAAGTAGATGATGTAAATGTTCGTCTTATATGTGAGATACAAGAAGATGACGTAGTCCTAGATGTTTCTACCGCTTCTTCAAAGACCATAATCATTAAAAAGCCAGATGATACTAAATTGACTAATACTGCCACCTTTTTAATAGATGGTGCGGACGGCTTGATATATTATGACACTGTAGCTGGGGATTTAGACATACCCGGTCTTTATAGAGTACAGGCTATTGTCGTAATAGGATCGGGAACCTACCATAGTGAAATTAAGAGCTTTTTAGTAGAATGCAATTTATAATACCACTGAAGTGGTACTGGGAACAAAAATGGTAAATATAACAGGTATACTAAATAGAGCAAAAGAAGTATATGATAACACTCACGCACAGTGGTTAGCTAGTGATGTTATAGGTACTAATGTAAAGCTTTATTATCCACCAACTTATGAATCCTGCCCTAATTGTGAAATGGGGCCATATGGGGTTATTGCTAAGTTTGGTGGGCCTATTACTTTTGTATATGGACCCTGCCCTGTCTGCGGCAGCAGCGACTGCCTAAAAGAAGTAGAGGTTTCAGATATAATCCGCTTGCGGGTTTATTCTCTAGATAGTACCTCTTTTACTCGTTCTACCATGAAAAAGTTGGGAATAAGTATTGATCAGCCACAAGGTGAGCTGTTAACTATAGGGTCTGTTGATGACCTACAAAAAGTAAGAAGCTGTAATTATGCGACTTTTTACTCTGACGAAGAGAGCGTTGTGGGTTCTTTAAGGTACAAAATATCCACTGAACCCCAACCTCACGGCTTTGGTAAAGATAAGTGGTTTTTTTGTTTTTGGATTAGAACATGAAGATAATAACCCCAATTGGAGTAATAGAGAAAAGAATTATAGCGGCCCTTCAGAAAGATATTGAAGAAAATGGGCCACCGCCGAAACTCTATAAAAAACTAGATGGGCTTTACCTACTAATTGCGGACATTCTTCGGAACGCGATACTTAACAGTAACGAGTTTAGAAGTATAATGGGGGAGGCTGGGGGAAAACTAAAAGCTGACTTTGGTTTAACAGAAGATAGTTATTATATTTTACCAAGTATAGCTGCCGATTTAGTTGAAATAGATTATTCTGTTGATAAATCAACTGAATCCAAAACAGCGCTGTCTATTAGGTATACAGTTAGAGCTCGCCCAGAAGATGATCCTTATGTGCACTCCTCTATATTGCGTACTTCTTATGTATCTGAAAAATCTAATGAATTAATAGAGTGGCTTCGGTGGCTTTTGTTCGCCGGTGGTGATGTAATAAATGAATCGTACAAAGTAATATACAAAGACGGAAAAGGGCGTAGTGGATTAGCTATAATGGCTCAAGGAAATAACTTTTCTTTTAGGGTTGATGGAGAATTTTCTGGAATTCATGGCAGTAATTTAGTTAGTAGGTCAATTGAAGAAGCCAAGGGCTCTATAGAAACTACTATTAGGAATTATTAATGTTAAATAATGTGTGTAGTATTAGCAATATGTCTATAAGTGAAAAATTAGAGGTTAATTTAATCTCTCTTTTTGATTGGGGCTTTACGGAAAAGGGCGGATACATAAATGTAGACGCT